TATTGATCGTGTATTTGATATGTTGGAAACGCAAAAAGACGTGAAGTTTCTCGGTGGTTTGGATATTAGGTTATTAAAAGAGTGGCATGTTGTACGGTTGAAGAAACTCAATTTGAGCAACATATCAATTGCTTTCGACAACGAAGACCTATATCCGCAGTTGAAACATGCTATGTCTTTGTTTATTGCCGGTGGAATTTCTCATGGTTTGATTCGTTGTTTTGTTTTGGGTGGATTTGATTCCACGGATACGCCGCAGAAAGCGGAAGAGCGTTGTAGGATGGCTTTGGCTATAGGAGCAACACCTTGTGCTATGTATTATCGTGGACCAAATGAAATGTTGGGTAAAAAAACCTAGGGATTGGGCTGCTTGGACAACGCGATGGGCTTGGCAACCCGGTATTTATGCAATGGCAAAACGAGAAGGGTTGAAAACAATTCAGACAAGGAAAAAGTGAAGCGATGGCTGTAGCAATGCAGAAAAGTACGAAAGATTATTCCATTTATTGTGGCGATTGCATAAAAGTGTTGCCCGATATAAAAGACAACTCCATTGGGTTTAGTATTTTCTCACCCCCATTCTCTTCCTTGTATTGCTATTCTGATGATGATGCGGATTTGAGTAACAATAAAACACCAGAAGATTTCTTCAAGCATTTTGGTTTTGTAGTTGAACAATTGCATCGCGTGTTGATGCCAGGAAGAATTATAGCCGTACATTGTATGGAGCTTCCAACCCATAAATCGAGCGGGGAAGAAATTGGTATTTGGGATTTTCCGGGGGATATTGTTCGATTGTTTATAAAGCACGGCTTCATTCAACATACGCCTAGAATAACAATTTGGAAAGACCCTTTGATAGCTGCTGTCAGGGCAAAAGCAATTGGACTTGCTCACAAGCAAATTGTGAAAGATTCTGCTTTTTGTAGAACAGGTATTCCAGATTATGTAATTGCCTTCCGAAAGAAAGGTGTGAACCCAGTTCCCGTAGCAAACCCAGATGCTCTAACAGAGTATGTAGGTAGCCGGTCTATACCAAAAAAGTTTGATTCGTTTATTGGCCACAAACATGCAAAAACAAATAGACGTAGTCATTGGATATGGCAACAGTATGCCAGTCCTGTATGGTTTGATATACGACAGACAAACGTACTGCCTTATCGTGAGGGTCGATCTGAAGAAGATGAACGTCATATATGCCCTCTTCAGTTGGATGTGATTGAGCGTTGCATGACTTTGTGGACAAAGAAAGATGATATTGTACTCACACCATTTATGGGTATTGGGAGCGAGATTTATGTGGCTGTAAAGAATGGGAGAAAAGGTATAGGAATCGAGCTAAAGCAATCGTACTATAAGCAGGCGGCTAAGAACATTGCTGCCGCAAAGGAAGAATCATTATCGGTATTCAATAATGCTTCCAATCGTGAAAGGATTTGATTCATGTCTATAGGCTTTTTTGAGACTAGGGCAGAAAAGACAAAAACAAAACGTCAAAGTGCTAGGAAATACTTTGGAGGATCAAAAAAGCAACTAGCCATAGTTGATTACAGCCGTTTTCGAGAATTGGGTTGTGGCGGTTGCCCGCTACTTTCGGATGGATTGAACAGCCCTAAAATGAAACCGACTGGGGACAAACAACCAACCATTTACATATTGGGTGAAGCACCTGGTGCCGACGAAGATCGGGATGGAAAGCAGTTTGTTGGCCGTAGCGGAAAACTTTTACGGAATGTGCTGAAAAAATACCTACCCGAGGATTGTACGATTCGATGGGACAACACTTGTAGATGCCGGCCACCAAAAAATAGAACGCCCGAGCGTGAAGAAATAGAACGGTGTAGGAACAACGTCCAAGCAAGCATTGAACGTGCAAAACCAAAAGTATTGGTTGCTGTTGGAGCAACAGCTCTTCTATGGGCAATTGGCGAAAACGGAATAATGAAATGGCGGGGAAAGTTTATTCCAATTCGCGTAGGTAGCCATACTTGCTGGTTATACCCAATTCTCCATCCGGCATTTATTCTTCGCTCCGGTGGTGATTTTGGCGGCGAGGATCAGAGCGGGGATTGGGGATTGGTATTTAACCTTGATCTAAAACGCCTAGCTTCGCGTATAAGCGGGGGTTTAGGCGATCCTAGCCCGGAAAGCCTAGAAAACTTGGAAAGCGGCTTACGCTACGCTAGGAATGTTCAGGGGCTTGCCAAATTGGATAGGCAGCTTACCAAATGGGCGGATTCCAAGGCCGAGATAGCTTTCGATATTGAAACAGACCGCTTACGTCCATATTCGCTTGAAAGACCCTTGGAAGGATTGCTTGCAATTTCCTTTAGCGATGGAAATATAACGTGGTCCGTTCCGGTAAGCCATAAGGACTCGAATTGGTCGCCCGATGATTATGAACAACTGCAAGGCATTATTCTACGATTCCTACGTGGTAGTTGCATCAAAATAGCCCATAACCTTCCTTTCGAGCTAGAATGGCTAACTTCTATTTTTGGCCATAACCCGCCGTGGAAGCGAACTGGCTGGGGCGATACGATGACCCAGGCTTATTTTTTAGATGAGCGGCGAGGTGGTCTTGGTTTGGACCATTTATGCTTGTATCGTTTCGGCTTCCCCTTGAAAGTGCAGAGCGATGTAGACCGGAAGAATCTAGCAAGCCTAGTCGTTGATAAACTGCTTACCTACAATGCACTTGATTCCAAGTACACGGCAAGATTGTATCAAGTACAGAAAGCGGAGTTGGAACGTGAAGGATTATGGGAAGCATACAGAGGCCAGTTATCACGATGCTTGACTTTGGTGAAAGCCCAGCAAAAAGGCTTGGTTATAGATACCCCTGTTGTTGAGAAGTTTCAACGTAAACTTGAAAAAGAGATAGCGGAATGTAAGCAAGAGATTAGCAATAGCAAGGATGCAAAGCTATACCAGAAAAAGACGGGGGAAGAATTTTCCCCGATGTCGCCTGATCAAGTTGCTGTATTGTTCAGGGATATTTTGGGTAGGCCGGAAGGGCAAACACGGAAAAACAAGTCGGGCTATTCCGTGGATGAAAAAGTATTGGGTGCGATTAAACTTCCGATTGCAAAAGCTATCTTGCAGTTGCGAAAAAAGATCAAGCTGAAAAGCACCTATATAGATGGGTGTGCCCCAGGTGGAAAGCAGATATATCCTGATGGAAAGCTGCATACCAAATTCAACGACTTGTTTACGGTCACGGGTAGGCTTAGTAGCGAGGAGCCAAATGTTCAGAATTTTCCTATGCGGAAACATCCCTGGATTCGTGCAATTGTTACAACGCCAAAGACCAATCCTAGAACGGGAAAGCCCCGCGATTATATCATGGTATCGGCAGACTATGGCCAGATAGAGCCCAGAGTAATTGCGATGGCGAGCGGCGATAAACGCTTAGGAAAGCTATTGAAGGAGCGGTATGACATTCATGGTGATTGGGCAGAACGTATAGCGGCAATAGACCCTAGAGCGTTGAAAGCCCACGGGGATATGAAGGGGCTACGTCAAGACGTAAAGAGTAATTGGGTATTGGCTGGATTTTATGGGGCTATGTGGGAAAACATTCAAGCAAGGCTGCATCTTAGCGGTGCTTGTGCTGAATTGTTTGATGATTTTAAGGCGGAGTTTCCAGGTGTATGGGCTTGGCAAGAGCAGCAAGTCAAATTGTATAAGAAGTATGGGTATGTTTGCTGTTTGACTGGTAGGCGAAGACACGCACCCCTATCAATGAATCAGCTTCTCAATAACACGACGCAAGGGACGGCGAGCGATATTGTTGTGGATGCTATGACACGGCTTAGTATTCGTGCCGAAAGAGAAGACGAGCCTGCTTATCAGTCGATGCTGAATATCCATGATGATCTGGAATTTTATGTGCCAAGGAAAAAGCAGGACGTGATTATTCCAGAGATTGTACGGGATATGCTTACGCCAAAATTCGAGTGGGTAACAGTACCTTTGAGCGTGGAAGTTAAAGCCGGTCCTAATTGGGCCGGCATGGAAAAAATAGGAACCTTTTTCTCGGATGAATTACCATGAATAGTCAAGACCTATCGCGTAAATATAGACCAAAGATCTGGAAAGAGGTTGTTGGACAAGGGCCTGTAGTGAAGTCTTTGCGGGCAGTTCTAAAAGCAGGCGGGAAGCATAGTTTTCTGTTTGTTGGTCCTAGTGGAACTGGCAAAACAACACTTGCTAGAATCGTAGCATCATCGGTTGGTTGTGAGCCACAAAATCTTTTGGAAGTAGACGCGGCTACGCATACGGGCATTGATGCAATGCGGTCTATTGCGGAAGGGACACAATACAAAGCGTTTGGCGAATCAATTATCAAGGTCGTGATAATTGACGAATGCCACTCTGCAAGTCGTCAAGCATGGCAGAGCCTCCTGAAAAACGTAGAAGAGCCGGACGATCATGTATACTGGGTTTTTTGTACAACGGAACCTGGAAAGGTTCCAAATACTATTGTTACACGGTGTGCTACGTTTCATTTACAGCCCGTCAAAGTGGATGATATTTTTGACTTGTTGGTGAAAGTAGCATCCGAAGAAAACTACGAAACGCCGGAAGAGGTTTTACATCTTATTGCAAGGCAGGCAATGGGTTCCCCACGCCAAGCATTGACCTACCTATCACAATGCTATGGTTGTGAAACGGTCAAAGATGCATTGCCATTATTGCAGAAAGCGGATGAGGAAGGGGATGCAATAAACTTGGCAAGGGCTTTAGTAAGAGGCGGGCTTACATGGGCCAAAGTGGTGAAACTGTTGGAGCCAATACGGGATCAATCTGCGGAGTCAATACGCTTGGTGACATTGGCATACTTGACTACTGTGGCTTTTGGATCAAAGACGGATGCACAAGCTGGTAAAGCTCTTGAGATGATCGACGCTTTTTCCGGCGATAGCTACAATTCTTCGGAAGGCTTTGCACCACTATTGCTTTCTATTGGCCGTTTAATTTTCCAAAATTAAGAACGCCACCAATTTGTATATTAAGGTAGGAAAGGATTTACCAATGGCTAAAAAACATGATTTATCGGAACGAATCAAGATAGATCAAAACGCCCTCAATGACGAATTGGTTGAGCAACCAGCGTTGTTTATGGCTGCTTCTAATGCTTATGTGATGGCGGTATCGGAACGTGATGAAGCAAAAGCCGATGTCGATGTAGCTCGTGCGGAAGCATACTTTGATATTCGACGGTCTTCCAAAGAAAAAGTAACGGAAGCTACAATTTCTGCACAGATTGAACTGGATAAAAACTATCGTGTTGCTTGTAAGAATTATTTGGAAGCAAAGCAGGCGGCGTCGGAAGCAGAAACTCTGAAGGAATCATTTGCACAGAAAGGATATGTCTTGAAAGAGTTGGCGGCTTTGTACATCGCAGGGTACTTTGGAACAAGTAGCGTATCGGGGCCGGAATCCCGTGAAGTTCAACGTCGTGGGTATGAGGAAAAAAGGTCCGAAATTGCAAAGCAGAGAAGGGCCAGATTATGAGTGAACAGACTGTGGTGATTGATTTTGCAACTGTGTTTTTCTGGTTGTGTATTTTGCTTGTGGTAATAGCGTTGCTGCCTTGGATTATTTATGGTATCAGGCTACTGGGTCGAGCTTGGTATTCCGGTCGGATGGATGCGATCCAGTCTTCGTTTCAATCTAAGTCAAGGGAGTTGAAAGAATGCGAAAAGAGAGAAAAAGTTTCCAGTATGAAAAGCGGTCCAAAGACGATGTAAAAAAGCGAGCTTCACAAAGTGGTGGATTGTTTGACTCGATTGTGAAGCAGAGTTTTACTTCGTTCACGCCAAAGGAAGGCGATTACCGATTACGGTTTCTTCCGCCGACGTGGGAGAACCCCGAGCATTTTGGGTTTGATATTTTTGTTCACTACGGTATCGGTAGTGACAATCAATCCTATCTTTGCTTGGAAAAGATGAAGGGCGAAAAATGCCCCATTTGTGAAGAGCGAAAACGAGCCGAAAAAGCTGGGGACGCTGATTATGCTCGAACGCTCACGCCGACGAAGCGGGTTTTGACGTTTATTGTTGACCGGGACAATGAAGATGACGGTCCTCAATTGTGGTCAATGGCGTGGACGATTGATCGGGATTTGGCCAACCTGTCAATTGATAAACGCTCTGGCGAGTACATGGCCCTGGATGATCCAGAAGACGGATACGATGTTGAATTTACGCGAACGGGTAAGGGTCTGAAAACTAAGTATGTTGGTATTCAGGTAGCTCGGAAAGCAACAGCTTTGTCTGACGACCCGGATCAAGCCGAAGCATGGCTCAAGTTTGTTTCTGAAAATCCGCTTCCCGAAGTTTTGCAGTATTATGACTACGATCATATTGCTGCCGCTGCACAAGGCAAGGCAAAGGAAGAAGACGATGACGATGACGAAGAGGAAGATCGTCCAACACGTTCTAGTAAGTCTTCCAAGGTAGCTTCGCGTCGTAAGCAAGACGATGACGAAGACGATGATGAGGAAGAAAAGTTTGATTGCATCGCTTGCTCTGATACGGGTAGGAATAGCAAAGGTGGATTCTGTGTTTGTGCCAAAGGTAAGAAACTGAAGGCTAAAAAATCTATTCCTGACGACGATGAAGAAGATGAGGAGGATGATGACGAAGAAGAAAAACGCCCTACCCGGAAAGCTGCGGAGTCTGCAAAGAAAAAGCCTGTAGGGAAAACTGTCCGAACATCCCCTTCTGATGACGAAGACGATGAGGATGACGAAGAGGAAGAAAAGATTCCTCCAAAACGTGTATCTACGAAAAAGAGTAAACCCGTAGATGACGACGATGACGAAGACGATGACGATGATTAGTATATTCCCCGGTACACACCACTTGGTAAGTATGGGGATTCCCATAGCGACGTGAAGCCGCATCAATAAGTGGGCCGGGGTTAAACAATCGCGGTTCCGGTTCGGGTTGGTTCCTGTGAAGCCGTTGGTGGGGATTCCGACCGGGCCGCGAGTTTTAATATAGCGTCACGTGACGGCGACCGTAGCTACCAGAATTGTTCGCGTGAGAGTGCTTACAGTGGAATCGGTGGCAGCCGGGAGAGACCGGCTTTTTATAGAAAGAAAATAATGGCAAAACGACAAAGACTACAATCAGGTGGGGCCTACTTCGATCCGCCAAGGTCCGTAGATATAGTGAGTACGGGTTGTTATCTACTAGATTGTACTTTGGGTGGTGGATTGGCCGAGCGTGTAGTGAATGTTGTCGGTGATAAATCAACAGGAAAGAGTCTTTTATGCTGTGAGGTTGCTACCAACTACCTAAAGAAATACCCAAAAGCATCCGTATGGTATCGAGAAGTGGAAGCGGCTTTTGATGAAGACTATGTTGCTTGTATGGGTATTCCAGTCAAGCAATTTGATATGGTAAGCGATGTTTTTTCAGTGGAGGATGTATTTGAGGAATTGGAAAAGCTGATTGAAGCAAAGAAACATGGCTTGTATATCATAGATTCCTTGGATGCCCTATCGGATCGTGCAGAATTGAAGCGTAGTATGGGAGAAGGAACATTTGGGGCTGAGAAGGCGAAGAAATTGAGTCAGTTGTTCCGCCGCTTGATTAAAGGTTTGGCGAATGCAAAGATTATGGTGCTTGTCGTTTCACAAGTACGGGATAAGATAGGCGTTACCTTTGGCGAGCGGCATACGCGATCGGGCGGTAGGGCTTTGGATTTTTATGCTTCACAGGTTCTATGGCTGAGCCAAGTCAAAATCCTGAAGCGTACAATGAAGGGTACGGAGCGGCCTGTAGGCGTACAGATAAAAGCCAAGGTGAAAAAGAATAAGGTTGGCCCGCCTTTTCGTGAATGTGAGTTTCCGATTCTATTTGGCTATGGTGTTGAGGATGTAGTTGCCGGTGTTGAATGGCTAATGGGTGAGAAGGCATTGGCCGAATCGGGAATAGAACCAGCGGAGGCGAAAGAGTGGTCTTCCTTACGCGATGTCATAAGGATGGATAAGGAAGAGTATGATGCTTGTCGCCATCGCGTGAATCAAGGAGTGAAGAAAGTATGGCATCGCATTGAAAAAGACTTTGCCCCAACACGATTGAAATACTAAAATGGCTTTACTTCCAGAAGCAAAATTTGAGAAGGCAGTACAAGAGATAAAAGATGCATTACGGGGTAGTGCCTATGCCCATGTTATTGAACCCGGGGGAGCTCGTTGGCATCCGGCTGTTATCGTATCAAAACAATCCCTAAGAATTTTGCTAGAAGTGGCTAAGAAAGCTGTTGTTTTATGAACAAGCAAAAAACAAAGATAGCAAAAAAGACACCAAAAAAGGTAATACATCGAAAGGGGCGAGGCAAGGGCCAAGCGTTTGAGCGTGAGATATGCAGAACACTATCGTTGTGGGTATCGAAAGGTACATCAAAGAATCTATTTTGGCGGTCAAGTCAGAGCGGTGGTCGGGCTACTACGCTGCGAAAGAAAGGTGAGAATCTTTCGGTACATGCGGGTGACATAGCCGCTATTGATGAAGTCGGTAAACCTTTTATTGATAGATTCTTTGTTGAGTGTAAGCGTTATAAGTCGCTACACCTCGATGCTCTTTGCTACAATTCCATCGGTACTCTCGGCCCAATGTGGAAAAAGTGTTGTAAGCAGGCAAAGCAATATGGCAAAGAGCCAATACTTATCTGTAAAGAAAACGGTCGGGATGAATTGATTTGTTTTGCTATGACGAATGAATTTGCAATTGCTACAGGTTTTCCTGTTTGGTGTACCTTTAGTCGGCATAATCTTTGTATTTGCTTGTTGGTGGAGTTTCTGAAAAAGCACACCTTTGAGGATTGCATCCCTGCCCGTGGACAGCATTGGCGAGTAGATCACCCATTATATCAGGAGGATGGAGATGCGTGCGATAGTCACGGGCGACCTGCACTTGGACGAAAGAAAAGAGAACGAATATAGGTTTGAGATATTTAATTATCTGCAAACAAAACAATTTGACGTGCTTGTGATTGCTGGCGATCTCACGGATTCCAAGGATCGGCATTGTGGAATTTTGGTAAACCGAATTGTTGATTCTCTTATGCGGATAGCGGATCATGGAGTAGAAGTCCATGTATTGATGGGCAACCACGATTACTCCGACGATCTGAATTTCCCATTCTTTCTTTTTCTAAAATACTGCCCAAATTGCTATTACCATCACACCTCCCAAATTTGGGAGATTGGTAATATGCGATGGGCATTCTTTCCGCATAGCCGCGACCCGAGTAACTACTGGAAAGACATTAAGCATGGATCGAAGAATTTAGGCGTCGATGTGACGGTGTGTCACCAAGTCTTTTCTGGTGCTACCATAGAATCAGGAAAGAAACTTTTAGGCCACGATTCAGCATTGTTGAATGGTGCTGGAAAGATTCTGTCTGGTGACGTGCATGTACCCCAGATCATAGGGCCTATAGAGTACGTTGGTTCACCATACCCAATTAATTTCGGGGATGCTTTCGAGCCTAGAATGGTTTTGTTTGATAGCAATTCCAAGAGTGAAAATCTATGGTCTTATTTGTACCCGCCAACAATCCAGAAATTGGTACTGGAAGTTAGCGACCCAGAGCAAATAGAGTATCAGCCTTATTGGCGTGAGGGGGATCAAGTCAAGGTTGTTCTTTCGATGAAACGATCTGATTTTGGATCATGGGAAGC